GTGAAACTAGATGCAACATCCGTGCAACAATGATGCAACAAAAAACACGCTTTTCCGTCATATTATTGTATTGTGCCAAAGGTGAGAAACCTGAGACACCGCGTTTTTCCTCCGAGCCATGGTGATGATAAAGCTGTGGCAAGGCGTGGCAATGAGGACTGACCGTGATAGTCAGGCGGGTTCGATTCCCGCATGCCACATTGTCCAGTTTCGCGACCGGACACAGCTTGCGATGACCCCATCTGACACTGGGAGAGCGAGCAGCAACTGAAGCTCCGGCTAGTGGGAACCCGGAAGACGTTCCGGCGGGTAGGTTCGACTCCTGCCAGTTGCATTGTCGATACAAACGGCAAATACTGGAACGCGCAGCAGACGTGCTCATGATGGCGCTAGTTTAGGTCTCGGCCATCAATTATGCGATCAGCAGACAAGGGAAGGCATTGAAACCGGTTAAGCAACGCTGAAACGGGCGGTGCAACTCCGTCTGCTCGCTTACGTAGATGTAGCTCAATCGGTAGAGCGCGCAACTTATAATTGCGTGGGTGCAGGTTCAAGCCCTGCCGTCTACACTCACCTCAATGTAGTATTCCAGCTCATGCTGGAGTACTATTTTTTTGAGGTGATTGAAATGAAACCGATTAACTTTAGGAAGAGCGAGCCAACGATCGAAGAACTGTCAGATAGGATTGACGCTTATAACCGGCGTGCGAGTGAACTAATGAAGAGAAATCGACCATTAACGCGCGAAGACCTGACAGATGTTCGTGAGCTAAGGAAAAGTCTTGACAGCGAATATCACGAATACAATTTGTCTAGAAACGATTTTCTTCATGCTGGCCCAGGACTATATCACAGATACTATAAGTGGGTTCAGGATACCGTTCAGTATACGTCAGGCAGATTGACTAGCGACTTAGCTGTTAGTTTTCTTTCGGATGTAGGGTCAGCCACAATTATGTGGAAGGTGGATAAACGTTTTGCAGAAACAAAAAAGTCACACCATTTTTGATAACCTATTGTTGTGCGCAGATAAGCAACAGGCGCAAACATACCAAGAGCAGTGCCCAGAAATGCAGTGTCGTTCTATTAACGTAATAGCAAAATGGATGCCCTAAAGGTCCTTCATTTTGGAGTTTCTCCCGGCTTGTACACTCAGTGCCAATACGACGCAATCATGATGAAAAAGCTAAAGACCGTAACACGTATTCTGAACAATGCCGTGAGAGCAACGAGGAAATCCGTAGAAGACGCTTCGGCGTCTTTTTATTTACCCGAGCACTCCGCCAAACGGTGAGGTGCTATTTTTGTGCAACAAAAAAGCCCTCGCTCTGGGAAAACGAAGGCCAATCACTTTTGAAGTGTGAGAATGAACTCACTAAGTCATTGTAACACAATACTTATAATAGGCACATAAAAAAGCTCTCGGGGACGAGTCCGAGAGCCTGAGGAATAAAAATGAAAAGAGCAGCACATGATTGCATGTGGCTCACAATTATTATATTTCAGGAGGCGAGTAGATGCAATGGACAGATGAACAAATTAGTGGCATTAGGAAGCTCGCCTCTGAAGGCTTTACCAGACGAGAAACGGCTGACAAGCTCGGGATTAGCTATGATGCGTTGCAGGGCAAAGCAAAACGGCTTGGCATCGAGTTTCAAAAGCCACTGAAGAATGAATATGATTCAGACGGAACACAGTCCAGTGAGACTATCCTAAAGGTTGTCAGGGGTCACAAAATGACGCCTAGAGAGGTTTTGGAAGCTCACGGGTATGATTACAACAAATGGGAACTTTTGCGTGCCACAAGCAATTTCTGGAAGCAGACGCCTGAAGCGACATTGTATCAAAGCAAGATACAAATTAGGCCGTTAGTTGAGGCGGAACAATATGAATCATTGATGAATGACATCATCACACACAAGGAGCCGTATCAAGCCAAGGCTCCTATTTTTGTGGAATCAGATCGCTATTTAGTCATTCCTGCGTTTGATACACACTTCAATGGTCACACGTTTGATGTCTATGCCGAGTCATTGAAGCGTCAGCTAGAGATCATTCAGCGCGGCCATTACGCCAAAATATTGCTCATTCTGGGCGGTGATCTGGCTCATGTGGATAATATCAACTCAACCACAGCAAAGGGCACACAGCTCGAAACAACCGACCTAGGCGAGACTGTGAACGAAATGGAGCAATACTTCGAGACACTGATTGAAGCAATCATTAAGAACGCCAATGAGTGTGAGGTCATGTATGCGCCAGGTAACCACGATCCGTCAGTTGGATATATGTTTGCTCGTCTATTGAAACGCGCCTACAGCAACCAGCCGAACATCACTTGGGACATATCACTTAAGCATTACAAAGGTGCAATGTTAGGCCGCAACTTCATTGGTGCCACTCACGGAGACAAGGGCAAGAACAACTACCTTGCAAAATACCTAGATGAGTTTGGATTCATGCTAGGCACAGCACAGAATCGCGAACTGTTCACGGGGCATCTCCATTCAGAGATGAGCAAAGACCTAGGCGGATTCGTTCAGCGTCAAGTGTCAACGCGCAAGCCAACCGATCAGTGGACTGATGACATTGGCGTGGTTGCTCACAAAACGTTTGAGCTGGTCGAATACAGCGATCATGATACGAGGGCGATCTACTATGTCTAATGCGATGAAGCGAGTCGGATACGGCTACGTATGCAATACAGAGCAAGCAATCATTGAGAAACTATCGAGAGAAGAAAAACACATGCAAGCATTTATCTACACGAAGCCGCGCTGTCAAAAGTGCCGGCGAACAGTATTAAAACTGTCACGTGTAATGCCAGTGCAAACAGTCACAGCAGACGCGGACGACTACGAGCGATTTCGCAAGCTAGGCTATCGTTCAATGCCAGTCGTAACAATCTACAAAGCAGACGGCACACATGACGAATGGTGCGACTTTCAGGTTGACAAGATCAAACAATACACGGAAGACTAATAGCTCGTACAAACGTGGGAGGTGTGGTGATATGTAATGCGACTGACAGCAAAACAGAAGAAGTTCGTTGACTCTTATATTGCTGATAGCAATGCCACTAGAGCGGCACTAGAAGCAGGATACAGCAAAAGAACGGCTAGATTTGTTGGCGCAGAAAACCTAACAAAACCTAACATTAAAGCTGCCATCGATGAACGTATGAAACGCCTCGAATCTGACAAGATTGCCACGGCTGCTGAGGTGCTTAAATACTTCACTACCGTTCTCCGTGGAGAGGCAAAAGAGACAATTATAGTTAGCACTCCAGACGGTGCAGATGCTGTTGAAAACGAGCCAAGCATCAAAGACCGCATGGCAGCAGGACGCGAATTGTTAAAGCGTTACCCTAGTAATGATGAGCTGCTCAATGCTCAGCTAACGAAGATTATTACTGATATTGAGAAAACTAAGGCCGATGTTCGCAAGTCCAAAGCTGAGGCTGACATCATGGAAGCAAAAGCTAGCGCTTACCGCACTCCAGAAGGCCAATATGGAGGACTGAACAAGCTTTTGGCAGCAATTGATGAGAGTATCCCAAAGGGTGGCGATGTCAATGACAACTCCGATTGATCAATTCAAAGGGAAACAGTTAGACATCATCAACTGGTGGCGCCGCTATCCAGACAAGCAGACAATCATTGCTGATGGTGCTGTGCGTTCCGGAAAGACGTTTGCGATGTCGATCAGCTATGTTCTGTGGAGCATGATTGTGTTTGACCGCGAGCAATTTGGCATTGCCGGCAAAACCATTGGATCATTGCGTCGAAATGTTATCAGGCCACTCAAACAAACATTGCAACAAGTGGGGTTCTCAGTCGTGGATCGGCGTTCAGAAAATATGCTGGAAATCAGCCTTGATGGAAGAACCAACCTATACTACTTATTCGGTGGTAAAGATGAAAGCAGCCAAGATCTGATTCAAGGGATCACACTTGCCGGAATGTTCTTTGATGAAGCAGCTCTCATGCCACAGTCGTTTGTCAATCAAGCGACAGCGCGTGTTTCCGTTACTGGGGGCAAATACTGGTTCAATATGAACCCAGAGGGCCCGTATCACTGGTTCAAAACTGACTGGATTGATCAAGCGGACGAAAAACGCGCATTGCGTCTCCACTTTGTGATGACGGACAACCCAAGCCTGAGTGATGAAGTCATTGACAGGTACGAACATATGTACTCAGGAGTGTTTTACCAGCGATATATTCTGGGACAATGGGTTCTGGCTGATGGAATTGTCTACGACAACTTCAATAAAGACGAGATGGTCAGCAATCCAAGCCAGCAGCCAAGCCGATACTATGTCAGTGTTGACTATGGCACACAGAACCCCACAGTTTTCTTACTTTGGGGTAAATGTGGGTCTGTTTGGTATTGCCTCAAAGAGTATTACTACGATGGACGGCATAGCAGCAGACAGAAGACAGATGATGAATACGCTCGGGATTTCAGCCAATTTGTCGGTGACATACGCTGTGAAGTGATTGTTGATCCATCAGCGGCTTCATTTATTACCAAATTGAGAGAACGCCGGTATCGAGTTATTAAAGCTGATAACGATGTGCTAAACGGCATTAGAGAAACGCAAACAGCTATGAACTCTGGTGAGATCAAGTTCACACCTGGGCTAACTAATCTGTTCAAAGAGTTCGCTTCTTATGTGTGGGATGACAAGGCCAGTCAAAAGGGTGAAGACAAAGTGGTCAAGGCACATGACCACGCAATGGACGCCATGAGGTATTTTGTCATGCAGGTAATCAAACGGAGAAATGCAGCTCATACGTTCAAGAACACAAGCAAATACTTCTAAGGAGGTGGCCATCATATTAACAGTTCAAGGGAAAGGCTCAATCACAGACGGAGATGTGTTTATTTTCCCGACTGATGAAGAGCTAACTGGCGATGACATCAATGCGTTTATTACCGCCAATGATGATCTAGCTAAAAACAAGTACCTTCCAGCAAAGAAAATGTACCTCGGTCAGCACCAGATTATTGATGATGCGAAAAAGGACCACGGGCCAGACAATCGTCTTGTTGGCAACTTGGCTCACTATATTGTTGATACCTACAATGGGTTTTACATTGGCATTCCACCGAAGATCACACTCGATAACACACAGGACAATACTGTACTGCAAGAGTGGAACGACACGAACAGCGTTCAGGACAAATTAAGCGAAATCAGCAAGCAAGCATCCATTTACGGTCGGGCGCTTGCTTTTTTGTACCAAGACGAAGACAGCAATACGTGTATTGCATACAGCTCGCCTATCAATTCGTTCCTCATCTATGATGACACGGTAGCACATAAAGCCGTTGCGTTTGTCATGTATTGGCATGATGAAGACAACAATCTAACTGGCAAGGTGTATCTGAAAGACGGCATATATGCCCTTGATATGACACGCCTTGAAGGGACAGGCGGATTTAACCCATTTAACGAAGTACCAGCAGTTGAGTTCTTTATGAACACCGAGCGACAAGGTATCTTTGAGAACGTTGAAACACTCATCAATGCTTTAGACAAGGTGCTAAGCCAGAAGGCGAACCAGAATGAGTATTTTGACAATGCGTACTTGGTTCTCAAAGGCCTGAAACTCGATGAGGACGATGACGGCAACCCCAAACTCGACCTTAACGGCAACCAAATCATCTATGCGCCAGACGCCGATTCTGCTCAAGGCGTAGCTGAGTTTCTTACCAAGCCTGATGGCGATGCCATTCAAGAGCACCTCATTGATCGTCTCATCAGCATGATCTACCAGATCAGCATGGTTGCAAACTTGAACGATGAAGCATTCAGCGGCAATAGTTCTGGCGTTGCATTGCAATACAAATTGCTACCAATGCGCAATCTAGCGGCCAATCAGGACCGTAAGTTTACTCAGTCACTCCGGGAGCTTTACAAGATCGCATTCAGTGTTGGGACAATCCTTCCAGAAAGTAAATCTGATGACTGGCAAAAGCTTAACTTCGCATTCACGCGAAATCTTCCGGAGAACATTACCGACGAAGCGGACGCGGCTTCTAAACTAAAAGGCCTCGTATCAGATCAGACTATGCTTAGCACCTTATCATTTGTCGATGATCCCAAGGCCGAAATGAAACGCATCGCTGATGAGACCGCCCAGAAAGCAAAAGACGCTGCTGCTAACAGTCCGTCAAGCCCGGACTTCCAGAAATTGCTGAATGGTGGTGGCAATGATGACAACAACGACTCAACAACAGATAGCGAGTAATTCCGCATACTGGAATAAGCGAACGGCCGCTGAACGGAAATGGATTGTCGAGAACCTTAAGAATGACGAGGCGTTCAATGCCCGAATTCAGGAATATTTTGACAAAGCTTTAACCAACATTCAAAAGGATATTAATTCAGAGTTTGCCAAGTATGCCGCATATAGCAACGACAGTATGGCCGGTGCGCGTCAAGCAGTGATGGCCACCGATATTAAAGCTTATCAAGTCGAAGCCAAGCGGATCGTTGATGATGCTAGAAAGATGTACAACGGTGAACCGCTCAAATATTCCGACTTTAGCAAGGATGTCAATGATCGTCTCAAGCTATACAACGCTACCATGCGCATTAATCGCTTAGAAATGCTCAAGAGTGAGATTGGTCAAGAAATGCTTGATGCACACATGAAAGTGAACGCTGATCTAATATCAAAATTGAGCGATGATTATCAATCCGAGATCAAACGGCAAGCCGGAATACTTGGAGAGACGGTATCTAAGGGCGGCTACACTGATTTAGCCAAGTTACTCTCCAAACGAGAGGGAGATTACACCTTCTCACAGCGTATTTGGATCAACCAAGACATTCTTAAGGCTGAACTGGATGAGCTATTGACTGCCGCCACCATTCAAGGACAGAGTCCACTAAAGATTGCTCGCAAGCTACGCGGTCAAGTGGCAGAAACGGTGAACAATCACCGCTATGTGACAGAACGAATTGCACGTACTGAGTCAGCTCGGATTCAAACACAGGCGCAATTAGATAGCTTCAATAAGTTCGGCTATGACTATTGCAAATGGGTGGCTGAGCCAAGCGCGTGTGATATATGCAAGGAGATTTCAGAAGGTGGGAGAGCTGGTAGAGGCATTTATCGTGTAGACGATGTGCCAGATATTCCAGTTCACCCCAACTGCCGATGCTCCATTGCGGCATATGCACCGGGTGATGAAGCTAAATAATTTCTAAGCCGCAGCTAGTGGCTATTTTTATACCATCAAGTCCAAGCGTGATCGACTCTAAAAGCTCCGGTAAATTAAGACGCAAGCCTGATCCGTCTAAAAAGCTGTGGAAGGAGTTCTTAACATGATTCCAAAGATTTTAATGCCGATGAATTTGCAATTTTTCGCTGAAGATACTGGTGCTGACGGTAGTCAAGAGAACCAGCAAAACGGCGAATCTCAAAGTGACAATGACACCAACGCTCAAGACTCGGAACATAGCCAAGATAGTTCTCATGAAAGCTCTGATCAGCATACTTACACCGATGAGCAGGTCAACGATATTGTTAAAAAGCGCCTTGCTCGTGCCGAGAAGGAAAAGCAAGCTGCCGTTGACGAAGCTGCAAAACTGGCCAAGATGAATGCCGACCAGAAGAAGGATTATGAGCTAGAAAAGGCTCAAAAAGAGCGAGACGAACTCAAGTCACAGCTTGCCACCTACGAGATGGGCAAACAGGCTCGATCGATGTTTGAGGACGCCAAGATGACAGTCACTGAGGAAGATTTGCAGCACGTTGTAACGCCAGAGGCAGAATCTACTAAGGCGAATGTAAAGTGGCTCATTGCGCATGATCAGGCAGTGGCTGAAGGTGTTCGCCAAGAGTTGCTTAAGGGCAGCACGCCCAAAACGCATGGTTCAAAGGTAGAGACTCCGGGCGCGGCATTTGCTAAACAACGGAATCAGCAGAGCCAAGTTGTTAACGACCCATGGAAACAAAAATAAGGAGGTACTTTTATGTACGCAGGTAAAAAGGTAACCGCATCTGAGATCAACTTCTTGGATAGCGAGAAATTCGTTTCGTTCACACACCAAGCTGATAGTTCGACCGCTGGTGTCGTAGATGGTGTATTGCCAGCAGGCTCTATCTATCCAAAGAACGATGCAACGGCAGTCGGTGTGACCATCAATGATGTTGACGTCAGCGAAGGTCCTCAGCCGGTAGGCGTCATCGTTGAAGGATATGTGAATGCAGCCCGCTTGCCAGTCAAGCCGTCAGCTGCTGCCATCACTGCACTGAAAGAAATTAAATTCAGCCATGTTTCTGACTAAGGAGGATTAACTTATGCCAGCTATTTTAGACTTGTTTAATCAAAAGACGGTTCTTGATTACGTTCAAAACCGCCAGTATCCGCAATTACTTGGGGACACCTTGTTCCCATCAACCAAAATTAATCAATTGGATTTTGAATTTCTTCGTGGTGGGTCTAAGACGCCTATCGTGGCATCTATTTCTGCATTCGATACGGAAGCTGAGATTGGCAGTCGTGAAGCGAGCGTTCAGGCCGCTGAACTTGGCTACATCAAACGCAAGATGCAGCTTAAGGAAAAGGACCTGATCGCATTACGCAATCCGCGCACGCCGGCTGAACAGAACTACCTGACCAGCCTTGTGTACAATGACTTGGATGTTTTGGTTCAAGGCGTTTATGCACGCGTTGAAAAGATGCGCATGGAGGCTTTGGCAACTGGGAAGATCACCATCAATGAGAACAATCTCAACTTCAATGTTGATTACCATGTTCCAGAAGAACACCAAGTTGCCGCAACTACTTCTTGGGACGCTGATGGTGCTGATCCGATTAAGGACCTGCAAGACTGGTTTGCATTGCTCGACTACGTGCCAACGCGAATCTTGACTTCTTCCAAGGTACAGACTGCCCTGATTCGGAGCAAGGCATTTGCTGACTACTTCAAGACAGCAGGCCTGTTACCTAGTGTTGGCAGTCTCAATGCGGTTATGCAGTCGTTCGGCTTGCCAACTATTGTTACGTATGATGCCAAGTACCGCAAGCAGGGAGCTAACGGTATCTATACCGTTGAGCGGTACTTCCCAGAAGACACCTTGGTAGCATTTGGTGATGACCAGCTCGGGCAAACCGTTTATGGTCCTACCCCTGAAGAGTCCCGGCTGATCGCAACTCCGGGTGTTCAACAGGACATTGTTGGCAATGTGTTCGCCACCGTTTATGAGACAACGCAAGATCCAATCGCAACGTGGGAAAAGGCAGCAGCCACTGCACTTCCTAGCTTCCCAGAAGCTGAGAACGTCTTGCAAGCCAAAGTGCTCGTTCCTACCACAACCACCACAACCACGTCAAAATAACAGCCCCATCCGGGGTTAGCGCAACCCCAACTAGCGATGGGGCACTCATTACAGCTGAATAGCCAGTTAATGGTCGCCTAAGAAAACCACAGTACCGCGATCATGCGGGGCGGCTGAAAGGAGAACACTATGGGAGAAGATCGAAGTAAGGAACGACTGAACCTTTATAAGAAGGATGGAACAAAGATCGCTTCTGGTGATGTCGGGTCCATGTCTGTTTCCTTGACTGGGCTTGGAGCAGGAACAAAAGTTGCAAAGGGGGATTACCAAGTATCTTTTGCTGACGATAATCGCGAGTCTGACAAGACTGATGTTCCGGAATTTGCTGTGCCAACAACTACTACGACTACTGTCAAGCCAACTACCACCACAACTACTACGGTAAAGCCAACTACCACCACAACTACTACGACTACTACAACGACAGTAGCGCCAACGACAACCACAACAACTACCGAAGCGCCTCCAACGACTACCACGACTACTACGGCAAAATCAGAGGGTTAGCCCATGAAACTAATCTTGTGCCAGCCCGCTATCAAGCGTTTTGAATGGGAGCTAGAAGTCTGCCTAACCAATTTGAGAAGTGTCGGATTCGACTTGCGCGATGTTGTGCTACTGTTTACACGACACGATGATTTCATTCCGCAGCGGCTGACCGACAAATATGGCGTTGAGGTGCATACCTATAATGACTTACGGAGCGACCAAAGCTATATCCCATCGGTCAAGCCTTGGCTGTGGTGGCAATATTTGGCTGAAGATAAGTCTCGTGAAAACGAAGAATACTTCTACTTTGACAGTGATGTCATTTTCCGTAAGCGACCTGATTTTCGTAAGCTCAAAGCACGCCCAGATCGGTGGCTGTGCAGTGATACAAATGGATATTTAAATTTAAACTATATCAAGCGGTGCAAGAATGGTGAACAAATTCTTACTCGCATGGCTGATATTGTCGGAGTTACGTTAGCTTCGCTTGAGACAATCAACCACAACTCAGGCGGTGCTCAGTGGATCATCGGTCACCCAACCGCAGAATACTGGCACAAGGTATATGCAGATAGCAATCGTCTGTGGCACTACTTTCAAATAGTCGACAGCGATATTCAGAAATGGACCGCTGAAATGTGGGCGCAACTCTGGAATATGATGTATTTCAATATTGGGCCCGTCATCAGTGATGAGCTCGATTTTTGTTGGGCTACCGATCCAGTCAAGCGGTGGAAAGAAACCAAGATCATGCACAATGCTGGTGTTACCGGTGATATGCATGATCTTTTCTTTAAAGGCAAGTACACCGATCGAGTCCCGTTTGGTGATGACCTTAGCTTCGTTGATAAGTTGAAGTGCTCATACAAGTACGTTCAAGCAATAAAGGCGGTGAAGTGATGGCAGAAAGCGATCCAATAAAACTTGCGGATTTGAAGACGATGATGGAAATCAAAACTGACGCACAAGATGGTGTGCTTAATCTCATCATCAAAAATACGACGCAGGCCTTACGATTTAAGCTCGGTTTGCGGACGGATGAGGCCTTTCCTAATGAGTTAGCCTACATTGCCTTGGAAGTCTGCGTGCGACGATATAACCGGCGTAAGAACGAAGGCATGACGTCTTATGAGCAGGAGGGGCAGTCGTTCACGTTCAAGTCTAATGACTTCGATGATTTTGCTGACGACATCAATGACTGGAAAGAAGCCAACGGGAAGAATGCCAAGTCTCTTGGCACCGTCAGCTTCATTCCCGGATATCCGAAGAGGTGATCATATGCGGTTAGATCATGAGGTTACATTCTGGCTTGATGATGAAGAATACAACCCTAAAACGCATGAGTACGGTGAACCAAAAGAGGTAGCCAGTGCTGCTGCTAGTGTCACCGACATGGGAACCGACAAGAGCGCTCAGCTATTCGGAAACTATGCTCAAAAGGCAAAGGTGATCCGACTAGTTGAGCCAATCACCGTCAATTGGAGCTATTTAACGATTGATGATGAAGCGACTCATTATGCCCTTAATACTGACCGTGTCCCGCTTCAAAACGCTACTTTGATTGTGGGTGAGACGAAATGAGCAAAGCCAGCATCAGCTATAACATGCAGATAAAAGGCATGGACAAATTGGTAGCGGGTCTGCTTAGGCGAGCAAAGATGGATGTTGTCAAACAAATCGTCAAGCAGCAGACAGCACAGTTGCAAACTCGTGCTCAGCAAATGACGGGCACAGTGTATGCTCATCCTACTGGTGCTACGAAGCGTGGTATCAAGTTATCGCTTGAAGCTGGCGGCCTAACGGGCATAGTTGGCATGTCAATGGAATACAACCCATACACCGAAAATGGAACTCGATTCATGCGGGCACGTCCTGTATTGAAGCCTGCGTTCCTTTATCAGAAAGTGCAGTTTATTAATCAGCTTAAACAAGCAGCAAAGTAGGTGATTCAAATCACATCACCAGAGCAAGAACTCTACGACTACTTCTATGCTTTCTCGCAATCATCTGGGTACAAGACCTACGACCATTTGCCCATGCAGCAGGAGAACGCCCCGTATCCCTTCGTCATTGTTGGGGATATTCAAGTCGTACCTACTGCAACGAAGACGTCGCTCAATGGCAATGTGCTAATCACCATCGACATCTGGGGCGACAAAAAACAGCGTTTCACCATATCTGATATGGCGGAGCGCTTTTTTCGTGCCGCGATTGGGCAAGTTCTAACAGATGATTACCGATTTTATGGGCGTGTAGAAGACCAGTCAAAAGAGTTTACACAAGACCAGAGTGTCCCTGACACGGTTCTCAACCGAGCCACGCTGATACTCAATCTCAATATTTTATAGGAGGCCATAACATGGCAAATGAATTAAAAGTGCTAGAAGGCATGGACGTTGTTGCCTTGGCTCGCAAACATAGCGATCAAGCAACGGTTAACGGCCAAGTTATCCCTTGGCAGACTTCGCTGTCCTTTGACCCGTCTGTTGACAGTGATTCCACTGTTACCAAGGACGGCAATGTAGCAACTCGCAGTTCCGCAAGTACCGATCTTGAAGTCGAGTTCCTGAACAACACAGCCGCAATTGCAGACGTAATGTATGACTCACTGTTTGACGGCGAATTGCTCGACTTTTGGATTCTCTACCGCAAGCGTAAGAATTCCGCTGGAAAGTATTACGCATGGTACATGCAAGTTACCGTTCAAGAAGACAGCAGCGACAATGACCCTGATGATCACTCTACTCGCGATGTCACATTTTCTGTTAACGGGACGCCTAAACGCGGATGGACAACTCTCGATGACGAAACTCAGGAACAGGTCGATTACGTATTCCTTGGGGTTGGCAAGGTTACAGATGATGACAAGACCGGTGGTGGTGTCCAGTGGGATTCTGATAAAGATCCAGGTACGAGCGTTTCAGGCGAAACAACAACCACCACAACCACGTCAAAATAGCGGCCCCAAGTGGGGTTAGCGTTGGCCCTACATCTGATGGGGCGAATATCAGCGCCCAGTAACCATGTCAATCAGTCGCCTAAGAAAGTCACAGTACGGGTGAAACCCGGGCGGCTTTAAAAGAAAGGGTTTTAAATCATGCAATTAACCATTAACGGTAAAGAATATGAGCTTAACTTTGGTGTCCGCTTTGTTCGCGAACTCGACAAGACAATTGGGGCTTCCATTAAAGGAATTAATTTCGGTATGGGGGTCGCAAAGGCTTTAGTTGGACTAGGGTCCTATGACTCCGCGGTTCTTTCAGATGTCATCTATGCTGCAACTGCCGTTTCTAAAAAGCGGCCAAGCACAAAAGAAGTCGATGACTTTATTGATGAAGACGGGACTGACTTAGACTCACTGTTTAAACAGATTCCGGAAGAAATGCGATCTGCTAACGCGGTCAAAGCGGCAACAAAAAACATGAAGGCCTAGATAAGGACGACAGTAAGACAAGCGAGCAACAGTATCGCGAAATCTTGCTAAATTCGTTAGCCTATCTAGGCTTTTCTAATATTCAAGACATTGAACGTATGACGCTTGTTGAATATGAGCTGCGTATGGAAGCCTATCAGCTTAAGCAAGTCGATAGACAGAACGAGATTGCACAGCAAGCATGGATGAACCAGCAAGTACAGGCAACAACTGGGAGCAAGAATCCTAAGCCGAAGTTCAAGACATTTGATGACTTCTTTGACAAGAAAGAAATTGTGGACAAAGTACGTTCAAGTTATGAACCGGATTATGAAATATCACTGATGAGTAAAACAGAATTAAAGCATTCTCGTGCACAGATATTTGCAAAACGGATGGCCGAATTTCAGAGGTTGAAGCGCGAAGGCAAAATCATTCCGTTATCAGAAAGAAAGGAGGGAGCACATGGCTGATAGTTACAGTGTTGAGGCCATCTTATCGGCCGTAGACAAGAACTTTTCGGGAACATTCGAGAACATGTCATCGGTTGCCAACAGTGCAGTAGATTCAATCAGCAGTGGGCTGGCCTCATTGGGCAAGTATACAGCTGTTGCTGGTGCAGCGGTTACCGCTATGGGCGTTCAATCGCTGAAATCATTTGGCACATTTGAGGCCAGCCTGAATAAGGCAGCCGTCGTTGCTGGCAGCACTTCAAAGAACATTGGTGAATTAGCCGATGTCGCTAACAAGATGGGCGCAGAACTGCCATTAAGTGCGCAAGATGCTGCGGATGCTATGGTTCAGATGGCTCAAGATGGGGCGAATCTGGACACTATCAAAGACGAGTTCCCTGCGATTGCTAAAGCTGCTACAGCGGCTGGGGCAGATTTGCAAGCTACTGCTGGCACTGTTCAAGTTGCTATGAATATCTGGGGAGACAGTATTGGATCATCTGCTCAAGCGGCTGCTGTCCTTACTCAAACAGCAAACGTCTCCAATGCTTCAATCGAAGAGATGCAGCAAGCTTTCGCCGACGTTGGCTCAATTGCTAGCCAAGTAGGAATCAATATGCAGGATACCTCGACAGCTATTGGCATGATTTCCAATTCTGGGGTTCCGGCTGCTCAGGCGGCACAGGACTTGAACTATGCATTGACGAGAATCATTAAACCATCAAAACAAGCATCTGATATGGCTTCTAGTTTAGGTATCAGTTATTACGATGCTCAAGGCAAGATGAAGCCGTTGCAGACGATATTGCTTGATGTTGCCAAGGCGACAAGCGGTTTGAACGATCAGCAAAAGCAGCTCGCATTGACTACGATGTTTGGTACTGCCGGTTTTAAGGCAATGGGTCCGTTGCTTCGTTCGGTGACTAGCAATTCAGACAATGCCAGTCAAAGCTGGACTGCAATGAGCAAGGCAATCAATGATGCTTCATCAAGCGCTCAAGCAGCTAACGCCATCCTCGATCAGCAAGCCAATGATATGCAAAACAACATTGGTTCTAAGATTGAGCAAGTCGGTGGTAACTGGGAAGCACTTCGTAATACTGCCATGCAAGCAAACTCTGGGATCAATTCAAGTATTTTGAACATGGTCAACAATGTGCTGACGATGGCAAATGATTCTAATTCGTCTCTCGGGCAGATGGCTCAAAGCTTCATTGGTTTGTCTACTGTTATTGGGCCGGCCATGACTGGATTTGCAGGATTCGCGGCTCAGGCCAATGCTGTTCACAACTTCCTTGGATTAGGCAGCAAAGATGCCAACGGATTCTCGAAAGCATTATCTGGATTGACGGACACCAGCAAAGTTAGCACCGCCTTTGACGGAATGAATAGTAAGGTGCGGGGATTTGTTTCAGCAACCGAAAGCGCTCCAAAGGGAATCAGCAACTTTGTTTCAGCATTAAAAGGTGTCGAGCAGGTTGGACCAAAGGGATTTGATTCTTTGGGTACCAGTATGCAGAAAGTAGTTGGATTAACTGCTAACGCATCAACTCGTGTGAAAGAATTCAATGGTGGCATTGGCTCACTCGCAAGTTCAGTTGCATCTAAATTCCCCACAATGAGTGCAAGCGTGTCATCGTTTTCTTCAACGTTCAAAAAGGGATTATCACTATCCACAATTGGCAATCCGTTTGGTGAACTGCCAAGCATGATTAGCAGTTCATTGTCTAGCATGACATCAATCGTATCTTCAAAGCTGGCTCCATTAAGCGGCTTGTTCTCTACATTAGGTAACGGTATCTCATCGGGCTTATCCACATCATTTGACCTTGGGACTTCAATTGTTTCAAATGGCATGACTGCGATGGCTGGAGTAATGAAGATGGGGTTGTCAGTTATTGGACCCGCGGCGATCATTGCGACTCTTATTGCTGGTCTTGGGCTCGTCAACAATCAATTTGGCACACAGATTCAAACTATGATACAGACGGCAACTACACAGGGCCCACAAGTAATCACTAACTTTGTTGCAGGTATTGTTAGTGCAATTCCACAGCTCATTGCATCAGGGGAGTCTCTAATTACTAGCTTGTTGAATGCCATTACTGCTAATCTCCCTGCGATTATCACAGGCGGTGTTCAAATTATTACCACATTAGTTACCTCGCTTACGAGCGGTGGTGGTAGTGCAAACATGCTAAATGCCGCTATTACAATGATCACAACACTTGTTACCGGGTTAGTTGGAGCACTGCCACAACTGATGTCAGCGGGTATTAATCTTATTATGGCGCTTGTAAATGCCATCGTTCTCAATCTCCCAATGTTAATCAATGCAGCCATGCAAATGATCCAAACACTTGCAACTGGGCTCATGCAAAATATGGATCAGATTATTAATGGCGCAATGCAAATTGTGCAAGGACTGGTAACGGGAATTTCTCAAAACTTGCCCGCCATTTTGAATGCCGCATTGGAGATCATTATGTCTATTGTAAGTGGGCTTGTTCAGCATATTGATCAACTCATTGCTGCTGCGTTGCAATTAATCACAGCCTTGGCTAACGCTTTGATTGCTAATTTACCAATGATTATTGATGCGGCTATCCAACTGGTTACGGCATTGATGAACGGTTTGATTGACAATATCGACCAGATTATTGATGCTGGGGTGCAACTTGTTATCGCGTTGGTCACCGCTCTCATTGAAAACGCGCCAAAATTGATCAGTAGTGCAATTCAATTGGTTGTAACTCTTGCCGGAGCTTTAATTGATAACTTGCCTAAGATTCTTGCTGCCGGAGTGAAACTTGTTGTTGGTCTTGCTAAAGCTGTCTGGGATCACAGAGATGACTTGGTCGATGCTGGTGGTCAACTAATCATGGGTCTTGTTAAAGGGATTGGCAACTTGGCAGCCAAAGCTTGGAATGCCGCAGTATCTGTTGCCAAGGGAATTGTTGACAAAGTTAAGGGTGCTCTTGGCATTCATTCACCTTCTAAAGTCATGGCCCAAGAAGTTGGGCAGTATATTCCCGCCGGTGTTGCTGTCGGTATCACTGATAACATGAAGCCAATAACGAAAGCGGTTGATGCAATGACAGCGGCAACTGCAATGAGCATTCCAGCAGTCGATACATCTGCATTCAGCTCATCCGTTAGTGCCCTCAACAGCGGTGTACAAGGTGCAACCTTGTCTTCAAATCTTGATGTCAACTACACTCGCAAGCAAACGATTGAGGTTCCTCTGTACATTGACGGCCGAGAGGTTGCTCGTGCAACCGCAAACCCAATGCAAACAGAGCTCAGTCGCATGACACGAATGAGCAATCGACGAAAGGGGCTATTTTAATTTTGTATGATTTCAGAGAAACAACGCCCTTCACGGGTTCTGATGATAATCAGCGCCCAGCAGAGGCGATGCTAATAGATGGCCAGTACATTGAAGACTTGATTCCGGGTTATAGCACGCTGCAAGTCAGTGGCCGAGAACTACTAAGCCAGTCAATCGAAAAACAAACGATTGGCAAGTCAGATGGTGATTTCATCCAGTATGCTCGTAACCCTTCTCGTGAGATTGTTGTCGGCTACAGGCTGGCAGCATCGGACAATCTTTCGTTCCGGCAAGCATTCTATAAGCTCAACAGCATCCTTCATGGCGATAGTCATCAGGTTTCTTTCAACGATGACCCATCAAAATATTGGATTGCTACTTTTTCTGATATTGACGATGTTCCTAAAGGCCGGAATGCGATCACTTCCTCATTTACTTTGTTTGTTCCCGATGGCATCGCCCACTCGGTATCCACGCAGACGGCTGACAACATGCCATACAAGGACGTGCCAGTGAATTTGTTGACGGGGACAAGTACTCCGATACAGAGAACTGGTAACGGGACCACCAACAATGTAGTTTCAGCTTATAAGTTTGGGGGTAAACAATTAAAAGATATTATTGGGGCAGGTACAAGTTTGGTATTAAGCTTTGACTGGTCAGTCTCAGACCAAGGAGCACTAGGCAATTTCACAGCTCAACTAAATGCTGCACCATGGTCCTTCGGGGTAGACACCAATATATCTAGTGGGTCAGGGCATTATTATGCATCATCCCCCATAGGTTCGGATATGAAGGCCTCTACTGCGGATGGTATTCAAATTCGAATGGATAATGTTACAACAACAATAACAATATCTAATATGAAGCTTGGCACCACTGATTCTCCATGGTCGCCTAACCCAGCGGATCCTGAATACTATTCCGACACCATCACAGTGCCTAATGCTGGGACTTATCCATCTGAACCAGTTATCGAGGCTACTATCAACGGTGATGACGGCGTACTAACTGCTATTAATGATCAGGGCAGTGTGCTACAGTTCGGCTCTCCCGATGAGACTGATGGCTTTGTGAAACAAAAGTCTGAACGCGTTTATCATCTCGATTTCAATCAGACACCGACAGGGGTAACACTCAATAATGGGGTTACGGCTTTTCCTTACTATGATGCCAACGTACAGTCGGGACCGTTTGGATATGCAAATGGTATTGCCTACCCGTCTACTGAACGAACCGCTTCCAATTACTGGAATGGGCCTTCAATGAGCGGCATCATTCCGAAAAATTCGAATGGCTCTAACACGGCTAATTTTCAGTTTGTAAATCGTGTCAACGTTGATACGAGCGGTCCTGAAGTCGGTCGGTTTGAGTTCAACTTGACGTACAAAAGCAAGATAGTTGCCTCACTCGCCTTGTTTGATGACAGCCCAGCAAATGACCAGCTTGTCTTTTCGGGAACCCTTTTTGATGGCAAGGATGCCAAAATGGTTTTCTTCGATCTATTGCCACGAAATTACTATCGTGGGGGTAACTACAATGCCGTGATAACCAAAATGGGTAACAAGCTAACCTTTCGCTTAGATCGTCTTGATTTAGGCGATGGTGGTATTGAGCCAGTTGACATAGGGGGCTTCCCTGCCATGCCGATTGACGGTTGGACAGCATGGTTCCCGGGATTCTCCGATCAACGTGGTTGGTCCATTAACTGGCAAGATAGCTACTTTGAGTGGATTAACGTTGATTACTGGGACGACATTCCTAACCGATTTAAAGACGGTGACGTTGTGAAAATCGATGTTTCTAATCGGCGTGTCCTTGTTAACGGTTTTGAAGATCGAACACTGCAAACAATCGGCAATGATTGGGGTGGATTCAAGATACATCCAGGTGATAACACGATTCGCCTGCTTACTTCAAATTGGGCAAAGCAGTGTAAGGCTGAAGTATCTTGGCAGGAGGCGTGGCTATGAAGGATTTTTATTTTGTGGATAGATCATGGCATCTGCTCGGCATTGCGACTGCTGGCGGTGATGGGGTGATCCACATTGTTGATGATACTGATGATCAGCTTATCTCAGCAGGTGCTCGTACCTATTCAGGAACCATTCTGTTCACCCCTGAACTGTCTTCTAAGGTTCAAACGATGGCAGCACGTGGCAATTACATTTTGTATATGGATGAGCGCAATAAAGCAGTCTTTATGACAATTATGGAATCAAGTCATGATCCGCTTGCTGGTGAGGAGACATTCACTGCTGAAGATGCTGGTATTGATTTGATTAACGAGACTGTTGGTCCCTACAAAGCTCCACAAGCAATGGGGATTGCCGATTATATTAAGCTGTTCACGAATGACTCAGGTTTTGAAATCGGTCTTAACGAGATCCCTGATTTGAAGCGAACGCTTGAATGGACTGGCGAGTCTGACACCACTTTAAATCGTATTCTATCTGTTGCGACTCAGTTTGATAATGCTGAACTGGACTTTAGTTTCGATGTGTCTGGAACAACGGTTGTGCGCCGCTTAATCAACATTCATAAGCGCATCGGTGCTGATAGAAACATCACGCTGTATGTTGATAAAGACATCAATAAGATTGTGACGTCCGGCAGTATTTATGATCTTTATACTGCCGTTACACCGACAGGTGGCACACCTGAAAGCAAAGATGGCGAGACCGTTGATCAGCAGCCAATCACACTTGAGGGCTATCAATGGACAGATCCCGATGGTCGTTACGTGTTAACGAAAGAGGGTGTTTTGCTTGACCCAGTTGCCAACCAAACATGGAGCAGGCTTTTAGCCAAAGGTGGTTCGCCGAGTGTCAATGCAGCGTATATCAATCGTGTTGTCACTTATACGGCTACTTCGCAAGCAACTTTGCTTCAATCTGCACTCTCTGATCTTAAGACTCACAATCATGAAGCAGTCAATTACGAGACCGACATTGCTGTGCTGCCACAAAATATCAACATTGGTGACACAATTCATTTAGCTGACGAGGATGAACACTTGTATCTGTCGGCTCGCTTGCTCGAGCTCAAATCAAGCTATTCCATGGACACACACACAGCAACATTGGGAGACTACCTCATTGAGCATGATCAGGTAGCAGCCCAATATCGGCAACTTGCTGAGCAGATCAAAAATTTGCCTAAAACGGTTCAATACTATCCATGGATTCGCTATGCCGATGATGACAAGGGCACTAACATGTCAGCTTTCCCAACTGATAAGAAATACATGGCATTCAGGTACAGCAACAAGTCATCCGTGCCAAGTGACAATCCGGCTGATTACGCCGGCAAGTGGGCATTGATTAAGGGCGCTGATGGTGCTGATGGTGTTCCCGGTGCCAAGGGTGCCGATGGCCGTACAAGCTATTTTCACACCGCTTGGGCGAATGATGTAAGCGGTCAAAGTGGGTTCACGGTATCCGGTGGTGATGGCAAAAAGTATATTGGCACGTATAGCGACTTCACACAGGCAGACAGCACTAATCCGGCTGATTACAACTGGGCGCTTTTTAAAGGTGAAGACGGTGATGTGGGACCCAAAGGTGATCAAGGTTTGCCCGGTGCCAAGGGTGCCGATGGTCGTACTGCCTATACTCACTTTGCTTACGCAAATAGTCAAGATGGGAAGACCGACTTTTCAACAACTGATTCTAATCGCAAGTACATTGGTTTCTACAGCGACTTCACATCTGGCGACAGCACGAATCCAAGCGACTATAACTGGTCGCTAATCAAGGGCGCTGATGGTGCGAATGGTAAAGATGGGGTGCCGGGTAAAGCAGGTGCCGATGGCAAGACATCGTACTTCCATATTGCCTATGCCGATAGCAGTGACGGTATAACGAACTTTTCGCTCGATACTCCTGGTTCTAGAAAATACATTGGTAGTTATACAGACTTCACGCAAGCCGATAGCACAAATCCAGAACTTTATTCTTGGCAATTGGTACAAGGGCCAAAAGGTGAAGATGGTGCTGATGGTGTGCCGGGCCCTAAGGGAGCTGATGGCAAAACTAGCTACTTTCATACAGCCTATGCTAACAGCATTGATGGGAAACAAGGATTTTCAACCACAAATGGCAATGGTAAGTCTTATTTCGGCCAATATGTTGACCAGACCAAAGCGGATAGTACCGATCCCACAAAATACTCATGGGCATTGTTCAAAGGTACTGATGGTCGTGACGGCAAAGATGGTAGCGATAATGTGCCAGTCATTACTGTTGGTGCAGCGTATCCATCAGGCCCCAAAAAGGGGGATATGCATTGGCTGACTGATAGCAGCGGTGTTGTAACGGGATATTATACCTATGATGGGACTAAATGGAACCCTTATAAAATCGACGCTAAGATTCTTTCGGCAGAAACATTTAACGGCATGACCTTCAACGGGGTTACATTTACCGGGTCTAAGTTCATTTCTTCATTTAAAGGTGTCAAACCCGATGGCGTTGCTGACTATACCGTCCACGGGACAACCACAATGGCCGATGGCAAGATCGTCACAGATACGTATTCGGATACTGACAACAGTCAGGTGACGCATACCGAACTCAGCCAATTTGGCTTGCTAAGTCAAATTTATAACAAAGGCACGCTGATGGATAGTGCGCAACTATCGTTAGGTATGTTAACGCTAAGCGGCAACTATCAAACTGCCAGTAACAAGCCGTTGGAGTGGATCACCAGCAGCTTAGATGCTTTAAGAGTCTTGCAATTAACAAATAATAACTTGCTTGTTTGGCATGGCGCTTTCTATCCGCAATCTGGAGATACTGCAACAATATCGACGCCACTTTCAAAGACTTTATCTGGATGGTTAATTGCATGGAGCTATTATCAAAACGGATCACCAACGTATAACAACTATGCGTTCACGCTGTTACCAAAGGCCGCTTTGATTTATAACACGACTGGTGCTAACTATTTAAGAGTGACCTTCACAATGAAGGATGTTGGAACCATCTTCAAAGTTCTGTGGTATGACGACACACATATTGTTGGCACGGCTGAGAACAATACGGGCTCGTTATCAAAGGCGGTTATGACTGAGGTATACGCAGTTTAGGAGGCTGTTATGGAAGCTGACAAAGTAAAAGCAATTTTTAACACTGATGAAGATGGCTATATCACTGGCTACCAGCAGGAGTTTTGGGACGGCAGTCAGTGGCAAACGCCATTCGATGATGAGAAAGCCATTCTGATTGCACCGGAAGAACTGAAAAAGATTGCCATTGGCGCCTCAAAGCTGGCTGATGACGGTACTGTTGTAATAGATACCGATAAGCAAGCAGCGCTAGAAAAAGCGGCTAATCAAGTGAAACCGACCGGAGAACAGATGCTACTCGCAAATTTAACTCTCGAAGTAGCACAGCTGAAGGCGGCGAAATCAAGTGACTAATTATGATCAGTGTGCACTACTTTACAGTTGGGGGATTGATTTAACACCTTATGTACCGGTAATGATCACTCCAGATCAATACAAGCAAATTACAGGCAGTGACTATGTCGCCAGCAAAAGCTAGCGGCTATTTTTATGGAAGGAAGTATAAAGATGTGGATTTCAAGAGTTGGATAGATATGTTTGTGGAGTTGGGTGGTGGAGCTTTGTTTGGTTGGTTTGCAAGCCAATGGCGCATGCATCGAAAGCATGGAAAGGCAATTGATTCAGGCCTTGTCGGTTTGCTTCATCATGAGGTTTACATGCTGTGTAACCATCATATCGAGGTGGGGTATATCAGCACGGACGACTTGGACGATCTTAATTACCTTTTCCGCAGCTACAAAGCACTGGGCGGTAACGGAACGGGCGAAGCGCTATATAACAAAGTTTTGCAACTTCGGATTAAAAACTGAAAGGAATGTTCAGTATGAAGATTAATTGGAAAGTACGAGTATTAAGCGTCAAATTCTGGCTGGCATTAGTGCCGGCAGCTTTGTTGGTTGTACAAACAGCGGCAGCGGTTTTCGGTTACAACTGGGATTTTGCCAACTTGGGCAAGGAGCTCACCGCAGTGATCAATGCAGTATTTGCACTGTTGACCATTGTGGGGGTTGCCGTTGACCCAACCACAGAGGGCGTCAGCGACAGCCAACAGGCGTTAGCTTACCCGGCACTCATTACCACCAAGGCAGCTAAGATCAAGTCCTTAGAGGACCAGATTAAGGCACTGCAAGCGGATAAAGAGGCTGACCAGGTAACTGCTGCTAGTGAAGTGGTTCCAGAGACGTCTTCTGCAGCACCGGCGGAGTCAGCTCCGGCATCTGTTGCTCCACAGCAATAAGGAGGAAACCATGAAACTAAAAACTAAACTAATTACCTTGGTAGTCGCCTTCTTGGCGGCTATTTCTTTTGCCCTGCCATCGCAGGTCAATGCGGCCAAGGGTGATCAGGGCCCGGATTGGGCGAAGTATCAGGGAGCAAGTGGACGATATGGAACAGATCAAGACAAGTTCGTCATAGCTCAGATTGGCGGAACTTACGGTGGTACGTACATCGATCAGTGGACGTATGATAGCCAAATTGCTAGTGCCAAGGCGGCAGGAAAACGTGTGCATAGCTACATCTGGTATGGTGTTGGTGCAAGTAGCCAGTTGGGATTAGAAGCACTTGACCGTTATATGCCTCGTATCAAAGCACAGACGCCAAAGGGAAGCATCGTTGCTTTGGACTACGAAGATGGTGCTTCTGGCAATATGG